GATGTGGTCATTCTGCCGTCCTCCCTCGTTTCTTGCGCGTTTCATATGGCGATCTGTAGGTGTCAACGGAAAGCACTTCTTTCTCGTCAAATCTCTTGGCGTTAGAGATATCCAGTTGAAGCCAGATTTTTTTATACCGCTTCCGCGATGCTTTGAGCTTTTCTGCAGGTGTCATTTTTTTGTTTGTCATAAAAATCCCCTCTGCTGTGGAGGGGATTATATAGCATCAACTGGATGGCTGCGCGGCTTTGCGTTCTGCGGGGGATTTAGGCATCAAACCATCCCTCGTATTCTGACTCGATAACTCGGTGGGATAAAATCTCCATGCGCCTGTCTCGCCTGTCCGATGTCGGGTCTGAGTCAATTTCGGCAGCCTTCTCCGCGAGAAACGCTACTGCCTTGAGGTATTCATTTTCCCTGAAATTACCAAAGCAGATACCGTCAGAGCAGACACGCCATACCGTCCTGCGCGGCTCATCCTCTTTTCTGGCTATCAGGTCGCCCACGAACTCGCGAAGAGAGCGCAACTGGTCAAGTTCGAAGGTTCTGATTTCATCGCGCACATTACTCACCTTTCACCTCCTGCGGGGCGGCTGCGAGCATGGCTTTGTATGTGCCTTTTGATGAAGGGTTCTTGGTTCCCATGAAGTGAAGCCACCCGGCATCAATCATCTCTTTTGTCGGCTCCTTCGGCACCATCACGTACCCCTCTGGAATTACCGGAGAGTTGCCGCAGCGCGACTCGGCATTTTTTTTAAAGGAATCCAGTGCTGGCGCGGTCTGGATGCCGCAGCGCGACTCGGCATTTTCGGCACCATGGAGCATGGCGGCGCGGCGGTTTACTACCTCGATTAACGCCTCTTCGGCATCACCCAGGCAATCAGCAATACCGCGGCGATCGCCGTCGAAGTCATTCAGGTCGAGGCGTATACGTGCAACCTTCTGCAATGCTTCAAGCACATCCTGAGGAACTACCGGCTGCTGCGCGTGGCGATAGAGCGGCGCTATGTTTCGTTCCAGGTCGGTAATGACGCTCCATATTGGGACTGACTCAACGCCTTGTTTCGCCATATCACGATAACTGTCGGCATACGACAGCACAGGGTTGCGGACCGGCTCGCTTTCCATTGCGGCCAGCGCCATGCGGGCCAGCTCTGCCGCTTCTTCTGCTGGCAGCATTACGTTGCTTCCGGCGCCATAGGTTTCACGCCATGATTTAATTTTTTCCAGGCGCTCTCTGGTTATGGTTGATTTGCTGGTCATTGGTTGGCTCCCTTAATGGTCTGGAATCCCGCAGCGGTAAGCTCTACACGGTCGCGAACAGAGTTGAGGTAAACGGTCTTGATAAGACCTTTTGACTTCAAACGCCTCGCGACAGCCGAGCATAATGTGTCGGTGGATTCCCACCAATAACGATCAAATCGACCGCGAAGCATCACTTGACCTTCGCTAATAGCACGAAGAGTATTGAGCTGATAATCGGTTAATTTGGCCATCACTCAGCCTCCCACTTGATGCCAGCGGCAGACGAGAACAACTCAAGCGCCAAGCGCACTTGATGCTCAACTTCATCAGCTAATGGTGATTTGTAAGTATTCCGATAGTCCGGCAACTTCACGGTGACGGTGCGGGATTCCAGCTCGGCGATGCGCTGGCGGTAATCAGCCACCATTCGACGCACTCCTTCAAGCGGCGTGACGTCACCGCCGTCTGGTGGGTCCATGTACTCAATGCCGGGAGGCAGGAGCTTGCAAAGTTCTTCGTCTACCTGCTGCGCCTTCTCCAGCGCCTCAATGAGTTGTTCAGTGTATTGCTCAACTTCAACAGCCAATTGGCGCAATTCATCGTTAGGTGCGTAGGCAATGAGTCTGGATAAACGGTGAATATTTGCGTTTTTTTGTACGCTTGTCAGTTCGGTGATATCAATTGTCATGCTGCACGCTCCTGTTTTGGCATCAGCGCATCGCGGACGCTCTGGCGGTAGTAGTGGTGAAAGGCAAACGTCAGGCCGAGTTTTGTAGCGCTCTGGTTCTTCTCGCTCAGCAGGCCAAGGCGCATGCAGATAGTCGTTGCTGTCCAGCCAGAGTGATAACCTGGGGCACGCTTAAGCACTGTCTCAGCCAGGATGGTACGGAAATCATCCCGCCCGAAGTTTGTGCCTTCAAATGCGCTGTTAACAACCTCATCGGTCAGATGTGAATCGTCGATGATGCTCATTTGTCGGCCCCCTCGCGCAGCGAAAGCGCCTTCTCTTCATCGCGAAGTTTCTCTCTGAACATACGACCACCTACGATAAAGCTTCTCAGGCGTACAGATTTCGCATCAAATTGATCACCACCACTCTCGATATGAGCATCGAGCTCAGCGCTGTAGTGGCTGATAAAAGCGTTAAGGTCATGAGATTTTGCATCAGCCTTAATACCGGCTACGATGCGATCGGTGGAGGGGGTTTCGATAGCGTCAAATTCCTCCATTGCTGCCCCAAGCGCCACTTGTTGGCAAACCACCTCTGCGCGCCCCTGCCAGCCCTCGCCTTCACCGTTCAAGTCGTCATACATCTCGTTCAGCTTGTCGCCAAACGCCTTCAGCGCCACATTCTCCGCAGCCAGCTGCTGGTACGCTTTCGCCAGCGCCATAACCTTTGTCTCTTTGATCGACAGCTCGCCCGCACTCTCCAGCGACTGAATGAGCTCGTTTACTGTTGAGATGTTCATTTTCTTACTCCCGCCAGGCACTGGTTAAAAAGGTTGGTCAGCTTGTTGGCGCCGCAATGATGATTGCTAAACTGAAAATCCGCCGACGTGCTTTCGGTTACGGCTGTCTGCTCTGCCAGGGTGTAGCGATAGCCTTTGCGCTCCCCTGCTCGCAAAACCCGGCCATCGTTAAACGTTGCCCAGATAGCTGAGTTCACGACAGAAGAGTGCAGGCCTGTTCCGGTGCGTATCTCTGAAAAAGTGCAACCGGGATTGCTGCCGATAAAATTGATGACGATTTGAGTTCCGGATATACGTTTCATTGAATCAGCCCTTTTTCTTTACCAATCAGGTATTCGTCCCGCAGCCACTGAGCCGGGGTTAGCGCGCCGAGTGATGCGGCACTTGGCATGCATCCGAAGCTTTTTCCTTCCGGGTGATAACCGCGCTGCCTGCTGGCGTGATTTGTGGGGATCACTTCCTGGTTGTTCTCCAGAGCCAGTACCGGTGAGGGTATTTGCTCTCCGGCGGCGACTTTCAGCGCCCAGTCTTCCAGTTTTTTGGCGGCATATTTCTCCGTTTCTGCCTCGCTGAGCTGGCGCTGGTACATTGCCCGCCGGGTATCGGTGACAATCCAATACATAACCGGGTGAGACCATGGGAAACGCTCTGCGCCGCCGGTGTGAAGCCCCTTCTCGCGGTTGTATCGTTGAAATTCACCCATCACATCAGCCAGCTTGATACCGAGGACTGTGCCGCTGTCCTTGCACCACTTGATGAACTGTCCGGGCGATGGCCAGAACGGCGATTCACTGGCTCTTGCATGGCGCACGCCGGCGGATAACTGCTCGCGGGTGCGGATGCCGTTTTCCGAAAATGCCGCTATCCACTGCTGCTTAGCCACTCGCTCGTCAGCGTCGGATCGAAGGTTGGTTTGCGTCGCTGCCGGGAAAATCTGCTTCAGTTGCATGAACAGCGCGTCAACAAGGCGCTCAGCGTCTGAATTCACAACCCGTCCATGCTCTGGGTTGCCTCCGGCCATGCTCGCCATCGCTTCGCCATCCCGATTGTTTATTGCGCGGTAGAGTTCAGGTTTCACAGGAAATCCCTCCACGCATCCGGGCTGTTCCAGTGGAGGTCTTCCTGACCGGCATCGCGACTGCGCTTCGCTTGTCCGTCAGGTTCGAACAGACCCTGCCAGCCATTGGCGATGCTCCGGTTAATAATTTCTTCAGGCGCGTATCCGTTCAGCCTGCAGCGGTCGAGCAGATTGATAGCCTGCGTCACGGTCTGCTGAGACTTGATCGGCTTTTTCAGGTCACGACGGTATTCAACCCATGAAGACCAGGTGACTGCGGATAGCCATTCAGGCAGTTGAACACTGGCAGCATCGAACGAACCCGTCCGGGGGGATTTAGGGGGTTTATTACTATTGTCTTTATTGTCTTTTGTATGTTTGTCTTTTGTGTTTCCACCCTGGCGGGAAACGTTATTCCCATACGGTGTGAAACTATTCTTCCCTGACGGTTGGAATGTTTCCATTACGGTTGAAATGTTTTCAACCGCATGCAAAACGTCTGTATCAAACATCTCTCCGCGTATCATCTTCGCCTTGAGATTTGCATGAATTACTGGTTCTATTGCTCCAGCATGAAGGCTGAATGGAGACACGTAAAAAACTTTAGGATTCTTGCCATCAAAATAGTGACGAACCTCTTTTAATCTCTCTTCAGCCTTTCTTGTGGTGAAACCTATCTTTACAGGCCCTGATTCACTTTCAGCAAAGACATAAATATACCCAGCCTTATTTTTTGTAGCTCCGTATTCACGCCTGCGCTCTGGCTTACTTGTCTCCCACTCTGAAATCATCTTGTTTATGCCTACATGACGTCCGGACTGAGTCAACACAGACATGCGAATCAGTTCGTTTTTCGCTGTAGAACAACGAGTGGCAGCAAGACCAGTCATGTCAGATAGCTGATCGTTACTGACCCAGTCAGATTTCTTATTGAAGCCGTATGTTTTGCGCATGATTGCCATGAGCACTAAAAGCTGATGCTGCGACAAACCTGCATGCATGATAGCTTCGAGGAGCTCATTAGCGATGCGCGTAAACCCATCGTCGAGATCTGCCACGCGCAGCTCCTGTAGTGCCACGACAGGCACAGGGAAATTGATTACTTCGGCAGTATTTGCCATAATTACTCCTGTGAATTGATCCAGTTAATTCGCGTAGAAAGCCGTTAGTGCTCGAACACTGCGGCTTTCGCCTTTTCTGCAGCCCCTCATGCCTCAAAATCCCCCTTCTCTCCCGTTCGGTTAGAAATCAGGATGGCCAGCAGCAACGACATGTTCGGCAGCAGGCTTTCCCGCC